TCTACTTTTATTTCTTTCCTTATAGTAAGACCTGCAGTATTAAACAATAAAACATCGCCAGATAAACTGCTATTTAATATAAAAGTGTCTTGGTAATATCCAGCAGTTCCTACCCCTAACCTCCATCTTGTGGTAGTATCTGATTGAATACTCAGCTGGTAAGGGGTAGTAGTGTCTGTTATATGAAGTTTAGTGCTTGGACTAGTAGTTCCAATACCTACGTTTCCTGAGCCATCTATAGCAACGCTAGTATTACCAGAGGTTACTCCAGCTTGGGCTTGAGACCTAATGGTAAACAATCCATTTGAATTAAGAAGACTAAAGCCCTCAGAAACAGTATCTGTTTCAAAAAACAATCTACCGGAATTTGAAGGATTGCCTGTATCTTTTGAGATTAAAAGACCTTCTGCTCCAGATGAAGACACCTCTAGCCTAGTTGAAGGACTAGTAGTACCAATACCAACGTTTCTACTGTTATTTGGGTGTGCAACAAATAACCCTATACCCGTACTGTCTGCAGTTCCGGTTACAATTCCAATACCGTTACCGTTAGCAGTGTGTCTAATAATCCCTTCACCAGATGCACTAGATCCAACTTTCAAAAGTGTTACAGATGCTGCTCCTGCTACATCTAATCTATTGACTGGTGTAGTAGTATTAATACCTACGTTACCAGAAGAGGTAATGCGCATACGCTCAGCAGCATTAACTACAAAGGTCATAAAGTCTCCGTTGTTATCGTATGCTAATGCACCTACGTTTCTATCGTCTGTATCACCAAAGAATATGGTAGAGCTACGGGTCGGATCAGTTATGATTTGAATTCTGGTATCTGATCCCGGTTGGTGGATGTGAAGTGCTTCTTCTGGACTAGTTGTACCTATACCTACTTTTCCTGAACCATCAACAATCAATCTATCTTCAGAAGACGAGCCATTCCAGGTTTGTATTCTAAAGTCATTTGTTGTAGTGCTTCCGACAACTCTAACACCACCCCAGCCCCATTCTATAGGATCTGAGATTCTCATTAATCCAGCTACCTCAAGTGATCTTTGAGGAGTAGTAGTTCCAATACCAAAGTTACCACCAATGGAAGAATTACCAGAAGCTCTAAACGTTCCAGCAACTTCTAACTTATAACTTGGGCTAGTCGTACCAATACCTACATTGCCACCATACGGCTGTAATTGTAACTCTCCAACATTACCATTATCATAAGTTTGAATTTGAAGTTTTCCTGCACCAAACTTTCTAAAGTAAACTAAATCTGTTGTACCAGCTCCAATTGTAAAGAGTCCTTCTACAGAAAGCTTAGCTGTACCTCCAATTGCATACGGAGTTGTTCTGTTAATAACAACATTACCTGTGCTGGTAATGCGCATTCTTTCGTTATCACCGTTGCTTTTAAACTGAAGATGCTCACCGCTTTGAATAGAATACACATAAGCTTGTTGCCAGTATTTATCAGATCTACCTAGGTTTTCGCTAACATTACCCCAAGGAGATAATCCTCCTTCTACAAGAAATTGTCCCCCTGAAGGTGATATGCTTAAGTTGTCTGCACCTCTTTGTAAAACTAAGTGAGTATCAAAATCGTTAGAGTTGATGGTAAGCTTACCCGTCAACGTACCACCCGCTAATGGAAGCTTAGTAGCAATACTGTTAGTTACAGTGGTTGCAAAGTTAGGATCATCACCAAGTGCTGCCGCAAGCTCATTAAGCGTATCTAGTGTACCAGGAGCTGAGTCTACAAGGTCTGCAACAGCATCTGTAACATAAGTCTGTGTTGCGTATGTACTTGTGTCCACACTTACCACACCACTAGCATTTGTCTTTAAGAAACCAGCTCCGTATGCAGAAAATTGAACATTACCGTCTACAAGTAAATCACTTGTTGTTCTAATTTTAGCTAAAACTTTTAGCTCAGTTGTTGAGGCGGTAGGTGATACATCTAATCTATTGCCGGTTAGAATAAAATCCATACCGTATATACCTCTTCTTAGACTAAGGTGTTGATTATAATCAGCACTGTCTAGCAACAACTTTGAATTCACCCTAGCCGTACCCGATATATCTAGTTTGTATGAAGGACTAGCAGTTCCAATACCAACGTTACCTCCGTTTTGGAATCTTATGTATTCGGTTGAATCAACTTTAAACCTTAAGTGGTTATCTTCTAACTCAATATTCCAATCAGCACCATTAGTATCATTTAAGTAAATTGCAGGGTTTAGTCCCTCAATTTTTACATCACCAACTACGTGTAACTTTTCACTTGGAGATGTAGTACCAATACCTACGTTACCTGTTTGAGTAATGCGTAACTTTTCGCTACCATTAGTAAAAAGCCCCATATACGTAGTATTACCATCAATGCCCATAAGTCTAGATGATAATGTTGACGATCTCGCCCATAATCCAAATTCAGCAGATAAATGCTTATGTTCGGCTCTTATGTCGTTTTCTCCTATCTGAATTCTTTCTCCATTATTGGCATCTACTATATCTCCAGATACCCTAATGTTTCCAGCTACGTCTAATGCAGATGATGGACTTGTTGTACCTATACCTACATTAGTGCCGTCATCATAGATAGTAGAGTTAGTGATAGTATCACCATCCGTCCACTTAGCTACATAGTTAGCTGTACCCGTACCATCAACACCTTGAATCTCCGTGAGGTTAATCCAATCCAACGCTGTACCCGTAGACGATAAAATCTGTCCGCTTGTACCTCGTGAATCGTTTTGGTCGTATATGCTTAGTGGACTTATACCACCGGGGAATGTAACCTTTTGACTATTGACATCGTAGGTTATAGCACTCGTGGAAATCTTATTATCACCACTCTTGTACAGGAAGCCGAAGTCTGTACCAGTTAAGTCGTGTACAGCACCTACAACACCTTTAATAGATACAGCAGGTTGAGAACCTTGTTTTACAGAAACACTAGTGCTAGGCTTTACAGCTATACTAATGTTAGATCCAGAATTGGTAGTTATCTTTATATTACTCACTTACGTCTTCGTTTACTTTAAACACTCCATAAATCCAAGTGGTGACTGTGCCTCCATTTACCGACTGTAAGTCGTAAACGTATAAACCACCGCTAACACCCTCCATAATAGTTGACGTAGCTGTGATTATTAGCACCCCACTAGAGTTACCAGTGTAAGTAAACGAACTGTCTGCAATAATATCTCCAGAAGACGTATCAGTTTCCTTTACGTCCATTTTCCAAGTGTATCCAGAAGATAAGTCTAAAGCATCACCATCTTCGTCTGTAAAGGTGAGTTCAAGTTTGAAAGTATCGCCTCTTCTACAGGTGATATCTACTCGTGTTGCTACGTCTAAGTTTATGCTATTTGCCATATTACAAAGGTACTAATTTACTGATTATCAAATAGTTGAGAAAGAAGGTCTTCGCTTTGCTCTTCAGTTAACTCACCACGCTTTCCTTGTCGTTGAGAAACTAATTTTGACTGTTCTACCGCTTGCTTTTTTATACGACTATCTTTAGCTTTTTCTCTCTTGTCTTCAGCACTTTGTTGGAATCCATACTGACGCTCAAGATTAGTATCACGGGTTTGAGACTTTATTTTTTCAAGCTCCATCTTAAATCCATACTCAACCTCTAGCAGTTGTGCTTTTGCCTGTGCTTCAATTTGAGTTTTCTGCGCTTCTAGTTGTGCTTCCATTTGCATCTTCTGTGCTTCCAACTGAGCTGTTACTTGTGCCGTTTGTTGATTAGCTTGAGCTTGCATTTGAGAGTTTTGTTGAGCCATCTGCTGACGTTGCTTAATACGCTTCTTACGTCTAACAACTAATAATCGCTCTGCTTGATCTACATCTTTTAATCTACGGATAGCCATTGCATCTTCAATATCAAGTTCCCCTTGCGCGATAGACTGCTGAATGTTTTGCTCCAAATAAATTTTATCCTCATCGTTCATGTTTGTTACCACACGAACACCGAAGTTATACATGGGTAAATCTTTAAATGAAGACAAAATGCTCATATTGGTTTCACCTACAGCCTTCTCGTATACCTTATATAAAATAGATTCTGGAGATAACACTTGTAGACACTTTACGATGTCTTCGCAAACTCTCTTGTAGAGAACTTGTGATGCATAGGTGATATCGTATATAGCGTTGTTAGAGGCAGAGATTGCCTGTTGTCTAACGCCTACGAGTGAGTCACCTTTAGGGGTTGATCCATCAACAACTTCATTAAGACCCGTAGTATCACGAATCATGTTGAGGTATTGATTGTATAGTCCAATGAGTTCTTGGATATTACGTATAGCATTTCCAATCTCACGAATTGGAGGATTTTGGAATCCACCCTCTGGATTTTTAGAGCGGTAATAAAACACACCCGTTTGCTCGTAGATATCTTGAAGTTCTAAGGGTTGAAGTTCTCCACCTCTTCCGAGTTGAACATTTTCTAATCCTTCAATATCAATGATAAGACCATCGGGCTTTGCTTTAGCAATAGATTGCTGTAGCTTTAAGTGAGAGAGTTGCATCATATCAGCGTACTGCTTGATACTAGAAACCATACTCTTAGGCATCATCTTACGTAAATTTGTTGCAATAACACTATAAGACATTCGTGTCTTAGAGATATCATGAACATTACGAGGTAAGTTTTTCTTTAAACCATAGTCAAAGATATACTTCGTGCCTACAATGTGCTTACCGCCATATACTGTAGCATGTTCCATCTTATGAGCTTTGCGCTCAAATACACTACCCGAAGGTAGATGTACTTCTTCTTGACCTTTGTAGTAGAAACCAACGTTTCCAAAACGCGATTGCTTCTCTTCAAAGTATAAACAATCTGTAGACATAAACTCAAAATCTAGTACCTCAATGACATAATCGTCATATCCGAATACTGTCTTATTCATTGTTTTGTCATACTGACTATTGCCTAATCTTGTAGGGTCATTAGAGTAACGATTCTTTACTTGACGTGCCATCTCCTCGTAAGTCTCTTCTTCATACTCATTACGAGATATACGCTTTAGCTCCTCAATCGTCATTCTTTGTATATGTCCCGCATACTTCAAATCAGACATTGTAGCGTCTTCAGTTTGAGAGTGTACGAAATATTCAGGATCTACATACTTAGTAGATATACCATAGTTAGGGTCGTTATCACGCTTAACCACTGCCATACCTACCGCTACCAAGTCCTCAACCGCTCTACGATAAGTCTTCTCAGGGAAGTCATTCCATTGTAGGGTTAGGTTTGTAGCTATTTGTGCTGCTATTTCAGAGGCTACCTTAATATTTGTGTCTAGGAATATCTCCGCTTCTTCAGGGCTATCGGGCAGTTTATCTACATCAATCCCTGGATTTAATCCCGCTTCCTTCATTTTATTGAAGAACTCGCGGTTCTCAACACCTGCTTGAATCTCAGCTTTCTTACGCTCCTTCTCTGTAAGCGATAGTGGGTCTACGGCTTCAAGGTTAGGATAAGGTTCTCTTGAAAGAATCTTGTTAACTACTATTTTTACGAACTTAGGAATAATGGGTACTGGAGACCAATCAATGTTTAGCAGTGTTCCATCCCCATTGTTGGGGTCTAGAGAGTTAAGTACCTGCTTGTATTTAGATGTATCTTGTGTTCCATTCGCATAATCTCTATTCGTGTTGAATTCCTTCATCCTGCGACCATAGAGAGAATTAGTTTCATTTGAAGAACCCCATTGACCTACGATAGCACGTGCGTACTTGAGTCCGTAAGACTTAGCTGATTTTTCAACAAATGACGCTAACGGGTCTGGAAAGCTTCCGTAGTTCTTTGTACTTGACATATTCAGTATATTGGTAAACCCACTTTTATGCAAATATACTAAATACCTGGTAGCTAATTATTTAGAACTCTCTAGGCTTGAATCTCCTAAAAAAGACTTTTTCACTTAGGTCGGTTTTCTTTACTTCTTTAATAGCCTTCTGTGAGGCTAATAATGCAAGTCCTGCGGATATCGTCATATCAAACTTTGTACGGTCATCAATATTAAAGCCAATCCAATCCTCTAAAGTGCGGTTGAAATACATCCTTCCATAGTTCCCTGTTTCATTATTTAAACCTACATGTTCGTGTACATAAGCTTCAATAGCCTGAGCGTGAGCTTGAATTACATCTTTGGAGTTTGAGGGTATACCTTTAGTCTTTGAATTTTGCGCAGACCCAGGAGGGGTAAGGTGTTCGGGACGGTTCATCACATACTCATCATATCCTCTGGCTTCAAAATAACGTACAATTCCGTACTTGTTATTCTCTATTAAAAGTGGATATCCGTAGAATACTGATGCCATCAATATATCTTCATAGAATATCCTAGCTAGCGGTGGTCTCTCTGCATACTCTGCAATAAATATATTAGACGGATGCTCCATGTTAAACTTGTTATAGAAATGACATGCTCCCTTAGAACCACGTCCATCTACTGTTTTATCAAGATCATAACTATCCACTCCACCTACGCCTACGAGTGAATTTCCAGGATGGTACTTGCCGTACTTAGATATCTTTTTATTCCTTGTTTCTTGAGGAGGAAGCCATGAAACTCGCCATTTACCATTTTTATCTGGAGACCACACAACTTCACTGTCTTGAACCCCGTCTTTCCACATGAAATTACCTCGTACCACGGGGGATGGGTATATCTCTTCGTTATGAGAAATCTGTTCGTATATCTTACCGATATTAAAATGAGAAGATTTTGTAGAGTCACGGAATGCCTCATCTTCTGAGAATGGAAACTGACGTATAACCTCATTCAATTCGTA